CGTAGGCCGGGTACGTGCATGGGCCGACATCAAGAAGCGAATCGACCGAGCGAATCGTTCGCACGCTCTGCCCGTCCTCGATCGCCCACTCATCGCCGCCCTTCGCAACGGTGAACGCAAATGATGATCCGAGCACGATGCCGTCGCGGATGTTGTTCGCCAGATCGCGACCATAGGACGAATCCGGCACGGGGAACTCATACCGCAGCCCTACCTCGTCCACCGTCAGCGACAGCGTTCGCGGATAGCGGGCGAGCGGATAGTTCGAGTCGTGATTGAAGAGCGCCCGCGTTTCGAGCTTTCTCTTGCGGCCGCGTCGCTCCGAGACGAGCCCGAACGCGGCGGGGTCGATCCGCTCATAGAAGTCGCCGAGCAGGAGCGACCGCACACCGAACCGGGCCGCGTAGCCCACGACGAACTCGCGTTCGGTCTCGCTGCCGTCCTCGCCCTGGACGCTGCGGCGCTCTACGGCGAGCATCGGCACAGCGGCGTCGGCGTTCTCTTCGATCAACAGGCTGCGGCGTTCAACTGCGTTGCTCATCGTTCTCTCCTCGTCTGCGGCGTTCATTTGTTTCACCAACTTGTTCGCCCAATCTTGCCCGGGGTCTCCGCCCCATAGTTAAAGCGCCCAGGCGATGCGGCCGGCCGACGGCCAACCTTCTTCGCCTGGGCGGTAGCCCTTTCCTTGCTTGTCGATTTCGTGCCTGTCGAAATACGCCTTCATGCGGCGAGCAGTCTCGGGCGAGATGTTCACGCCGTTCGACAGGTCGCGGGCGCGAGCAACGCCAACGGCGGTTCCGCCACGGTTGAACTCGTCTCGCCACGCGAGCCCCTTCGCGGCTTCGTCGCGGACGCCACCCGGCGGCGTGAAGTCGATGTGGTCATAGCGAGCAGCCATCAGTACACGACCCCGTCTTCTTCTGGCGGTTCATCTTCAATCACAAACTCACCGCCCAAGGAATCCGCGACGCCAGATGCCGCCCAGCCGATCCGAGTGCCGTAGGCAGGCGAGTCATACACCGCGTCGGCCGCCTCCACCGTTGACTCAACTGCGGCCTTTAGTTGTGGCGAGATGCGACCAGAGACAAGGAAACGCGGTCCCGTCTCGGAAGCGGATTCCGACAGTTCGATCACGGTCTCGCCGGCGGTGATAACAGCCTTCACGCTCGCGCCTTTTTCTTTTGCCTGGACTCGTTCAGTAGCCGTCCCGTCATTATGCCAGTAGTGAAGGAAAACCATTCAGGGTCAGACTTCGCAAACGCAGCCGGATCTCTCTTGAGCAACTCGACGCCCATCGAAATCACTTCGGTGCTGCCGCTTGCGTATCGCTTTCCGGTGTAGTGCGCCCGGTGATCCGCTTCCTTCTCGTCATACCCGGCGGCAAGGTGCGCCTTCTTGAAATCGTCGGGTGCACCGCGTTCGTCTCTCTTGTATCCGCGGCCAAACTTGCTGCGAAACGAAACCTCCTGCGACCCGGCGGTGCGTCGCGTCCTGAACTCTTGAGCCAGCCGGGTAGCCTCCGGGTTGTATTCGACGCAGTGCCCGATCTCGTGGGCGATCACGCTCGGCGATTCGCGAGAGGAGACAACGACCTCTGGAACTCCGGTAGGCTCAAACGTCTCGCTGTCAAACCCGCCGCGTTTTGCGTAGGCCCGAACATTGCCACGCATTGAGAGCTTCGGCTGCAAAGCCCCAGCATGAATAGCCGGGTTGGTGTGCTCAAGCATGAAAGCGTAGGCGTCTGCCACTCGACCCCTAGCCTCCGGATCTCTGACTTTCTTGAGCCTGTCGGCGTGAGTCTTTTGGATTGTCGCCTTCGATGATTCGTAGATGGTCGCGAGGCCGTCTGTGCCTGCGATCTCCAGAATCTCCCGAGATATTTCTTGACGCAAGACTTCGCGGCCTGCCTTGGCCCGCTGCTCCATTGTCGCACTGAGCTTTTCTTTTGCTGCCGCATAGGCTGCAACCTTTGCTTGATGCGCGACCGCGGCGGCCTCCATCTGCTTGTCGATCTTGGCTAGGGCTCGCTGTTTCGCTTTGTCGGATGGATTCTTTTCAGATTCCTCTTTCGCCTTGACGTAGGAAGAATCGAGTGACGTGATCTTTTCTAGCGCCTTTTTTGTCTCAGCGGTCGCCTTTTCTAACTTCTTCGCCTCAGACTCAACCTTCTTTTGGAGCTTGGCGTCCACGGCAACCAGTTTCTTGACAATCACCTCGGATGACTTTGCAGGATCGAATCCCTTCTTGCGTCCGCCCTTGGGTGGCTTGTCACCCGTTTTCTTAGCCGGCTTCGTCCCCTTTTTGACGCCGCCGCCAGAGCCCTTTCCGCCTTTGCCCTTATTCGATGGAGGGCATGAGTTGTCCGGCGGCGAAGCGCCTTTGCACCAAGCGCGGGAGGTCGGCGACCCGTGCGGCGCGGACAACTCTTGCTTTCGAGTGGCTTCGGCCATCACTAAATCAAGCAGTTCGCCGTTCACGTCTAGGGGCCGGGCGAAGATGTCTTTCATCAAAGGCTGCATTCAAAACACCCGCAACTCTTTCATTGCCTTCCACGAAAGCGGAAACTCGGCCTTCAGTTCCCTCGGCGGGAGTTGACGAGTTATCAAGGCACGGCCGAACTCTGCGAATCCTTCCTTCGGACTTGTGGACGCGTACTTACTCAACCTTCCGCCTTTTATTTCGGCCTCATACGCTTCCCGCCAAGCCGAAGACGAGCTAAGTTGAAATCCCGGCCCATCTACGGCGTGCATCAACTCGTGCGAAACAGTCCCGGGAGCATGGCTGCTTCTGCTTACACGAAGCTCCTTTGTTTCCGATGCGTATTGCCCTGCGATCAGGTATCCGTCTGGGATGTACCGGCCGCCACGCTCCGCCAGCGATGTCAACTCCTCCGGCGAGTTATACAGCGAAACTTTCTCGACATTGCTGACGGCTCTCTGCATTGCTGACGGAGTCATGAATTGCGACGCTGCCTCAATGTTCTGCCTTGCTTCGGCGGCGAACGGGTGGTCTTCCCTCACGTCAGTGCCATCATTCTTGATTCCGACTAGGGATCCGGCTTTGTCAATGAGGGAACCAAAATGATCTTTCAGGCGAGCCTGGGCTTCTGGATGGGTTGACGGGAATGCTGACCCGCCATCCGACTCGCCACCGCCACCCGCGCACTTATTCCCGGGCTTGAACCCACCGGCCCCGGTGCCGCAGTCGCGAGTGGTTGCGGCCTGCTTTCCCGCGCGAATCGCCCGCGTAATCTTTGGGCTTTTCGGATCGAAAGTGCCACGGTTTCCAGTCGCTGATTTCACTGCTGCCGGCGACTGCGTAACCGCCCACAAAACCTTCCTCGTTCGTCGGTCGATCAAAATCGTTCCGTCATGCCCAGGGGGGGCGTCAAATGTCTTCACATCCCCGGCAATCGCGTAATGCGGATTCTTGATAGTCATGTAGAGCGGGACAACGCGGGCTTCCTCCTTGCCTGCGTATGGCGAATACGGACCGTAATCGCCCTTGTCGGCTGACGCATAGATCCCAGGGCCAAGCATTCCCTTCGCAGACGGCTTGAATTCGTCAAAGTTAGCGTTTGTGCCGTGATACACGACCAGCGGCTCGCCGTTGTCACCTAAGACCTTGGAGTCGCCAAACCATTCGGTGAATGCCCTTGCGTGCTCTGGGTCAGAAAACTTTTGTTTGGCCCAGGACTTCACTGTGTCGCTTGCAGCCCCCGCCGGCGCACCTCCTGCGTCCTTTTGCACGGCTTGATCTAGCCCAACTTTCACCTCGCCGCCTGGGCGACCCACCGAGATCTTGAAATCCTTACGGCCTCCCGGGAACTCATCGTCGAGCTCCAAGTCATCCGGGTTCACCTTGATCGGCACCACGGTGTCGCCATATCCGGTGTTCGCGCCCGGTTCAGTGGTCACGTAGACGTGCGGCTCGCCGGCCGACTTGAGCTTGCCGGTCGCCTTGATCTTGTCGGCGTTCGCCGCTGAAGTGTGGTGGTAGACAGTCACCGTGCCATCGTCATTCATTGCAAGCCCGGTGCCGTCGTGAACCTTGCCTGACTTTTTGCTGCCGCCTTTGCCTCCACCCTTGCCGCAAGTGTTCCCCGGCTGGAAGCCGCCGCCGCCGTCTGCGTTCGCGCCGCATTCGCGCCGCTCAATCACCGCACGCACGGCCTTGAGCATCCGCACGCACCGCAGCACGGCGTCGGCGTCGCCCGGTCGCGTTGGGCGAAAGACGGCGATCACTTCTTGCTACTCCGCGACTTCGGCTTGTCCTCGCAATCGTCGCACGGCTCCGCTGGCGTGATCGTCTGCGGGCTGTCATCCACCCACACGTCAACGTCGATGCCTGCCGCTTGGGCCGCGTCGCCCTTCATCGTGTCGCCACCCACGAGGAGCACCTGAGAGAAAGCGTCGGCGTAGTCGTCCAGCGTCTCGGCGACCGTCTGGCGGTCCTCCTCTGGTCGGCGAGAGATCATCACGACCGTGTTGCCGTCTGCGACCGCCTTGCGAGCGAACTCGCCCCAGAGGGTCGGGTCAGCCGCGAACGTGCGGTCGAAGTCCATGCTGATCGTGAGGGCGCGAGACTCCACCGATTGCGACCGGGCGGCAGGGGCCGCTGCTGCGGGAGCCGCGGGAGCCTGTGGCGGCTCTTCCTGCTTCACCGCCACGCCTTGCAGGATCGTCTCGACCCTGGCCGCAGACAGCACAGGGAAGGCCGCAGCGATGATCGCCCGAGCGGCGTCCACCGTCAGCATCCCGTCGGTGATCTGCTTCACCACCGTCAACAGCGACGAGACCTCGGCCGTCGAGAGGCTTGTCTCTGCCGGCTCGCCCGGCGTCGCAGGCACCACCGGCTCGCCAGCCGCAGCCGCCACGCCGCCTTCGACCGCCTGGCCGTCGATGCCGCTGCCCTTCTCCTGCTGCGCGAGCACGTCCTCGACAGAAGGCGGTGCCCCGAGCGTCCCCATATTCAGCGGGCGATAGCGGACGCTGCCGCCTTCGACCGGGTCCATGTTTTCGAGTTCGCGGATCTCGTCGGTATTGAGAGCGCCGATCTCCCAGAGCGATCGCATGAACGACGCCCGACTCGCCGCGTCGCCCCGAAGGAGCCCGCGAATGTCAAACTCCACGAGGTAGCGGTCATCGTCCGCAATCAGATCACGGGTGCACGCAGACTCGAATCGACGCAGCCACGGCAGGATCGTGTGAGTCACGAACTCGATGTCGGCTTGCGGGCTGCCCGTACCAAGCCCGAGCAAATGGCCTGGCACGCGGAAAAGTCGGGCGATCTCTCGCAACTGATACTCGCGGAGCTCCAGGTACTGCGCGTCGCTGTTGCTCGATTGCGGCAACTGGTACGGCTTCAGCCCGCCCGTGAGCACCGCCGTTTTCCCGGCGTTCGACGGGCCACCGTGCCGGCGGTCCCACTGGTTCGCCAGCGTCTCGCGAGCCTCGGCGTTGAGATTGCCTTCGGTCGAGAGCACAAAGCCCGGCCGGGCACCGTTCGCGAAGAATCGAGCACCGTGGATTTCGCACGCTCTCGCCAACGCGATCGCTTCCTTGCACTCCTCGACGATCCGCATCCCGTTCAAGCCGTCATCTGACGGGCCGCGAATCTGGAGGATCTGGTCGTTCGAGTAGATCGCCTCCGAGCCCTTGTCCTCGCGGTAGCGGTAGCGGATCGCTCCGTTCTCGACGCGCTCGATCTTCATGCGACTCGGATGGAGCGGCACGATCTGCCCGGCCTTGAGTTCGGAGAACGCGTCGCCCCAAAGACCAACGTGGAACACCGCTTGCTCACGCCACTCGAAGCTCGTCTGCCAGCCGTTCGGCTGCGCATGCAGTTGACGGTACAGCGGCAGCTCGCGGGCGATCCGCTTCCCGCCGCCCGGCGTCCGCTCGAGCACGTGGAGCGGGAGGGCCGCGACGGTCTCTGCGATCACGCGGAGGCAGGAGAACACGGCGGCGACTTGGTGAGCGTTGTTTGAGTCGATCCGCACGCCAGCGGCGGAACGCGAACCGGCGTCCTCGTCCCACATACGCTCCTCACCTGGGAGCCAGAGGATACGGTGCTGGGAGTTCGAGGCGATCATAGGAAGAAGATTTCGGGGTTAGTTGTCGCGTTCGTCACGCTGTTCGCTTCCCAACCGCCCAACGCGAAGATGCAGGCGACGATACCGTCGATGCGTCCTGTGCTCTTTTTCTTGACCGGGCGAACGTCCTCGAACGCATTGCTCTCTGTGCAGACGCAACCGGCCATCCACGACAGCACCGGGTTGCCGCCGTGCCGAATCCGCTGCTGGAGCACGAGCGACTCCAGCAACTTCGTCGGGCTGCTCATCGAGCGAAAGCCTTGTCCGAATGATTCCACAATCAGCCCCGACCCTTGCAGTTCCACCCCCAACTGAACCGCTCCGGTCATGTCCATCAGCACGCGTTCGACTTGATGCTTTTTTGCGTATTCCAGCACGTATTCGCGGATCACGCCGTGGTCGATCACGTTGCCGTCGGTGGCTGTGATCCAGCCCTCGTTCACCCAATGCTGGAACGGCTGGCGATCAGTTCGCTCTCGCTCCATGATCAGATCCCGCGGTGCCCAGAACATCGACTGAATGTCGAACGTCCCGTCCTCGCACGGGAACAACGCAACGCACGCAGAAAGATCGGTCGATTTCGACAAGTCCATGCCGATGATGCACTTCCGGCCCGCGAGCGGCTCAGTCGGCCCGGAGGAGCACGCCGCCCACTTGTCCGGGTCAAGCCACCTGTTCGTGCTTTCTGTCCACACTCCCAAGGAATACCGAAGCCAGCCGTTCAACTTGGTCGGCTTGTTCCTGGCCTCCTGGGCATCAGCGGCGAAACTCTCCTCGGTCATGGTGATCCCCATGCCGGGATTCGCACGCCGCCACACCTTCGGGTCGAAATAGTCATCCGACCCGTCAGCCTTTGCGGCGAAAATCTTGCCGTAAAACCGCGGGTCATACTTCGGATCGGCGAGCACTTGCTCCGCGTACTCATGTTGCTCCCAGCAGATCGTGTCGCGCCTGTCGCCGGCCGTCGTGATCGTCGCGAGCAGCGGCTCCCGCCTGGAGCGGCCCGAGTAGCGGAGCGCCTCAAAGAGCCGCCTGTCGGGCCACGCATGCAGTTCGTCGCAGAATACGAACGAATAGGACGGGCCTTCGGCCGCCCCGGCATCGCGAGAAATCACCCGCATGCTCGACCCTGTCGCGGCGCAGACGATCGTCTTGCGCGAGTCGATCACCTCCAGGGACGCCGCCAGTTCGGGCGACCTCTTCACCATCGCGGCCGTCTCGTCGAAAATGATCGCGGCTTGGTTGCGATCCTTTGCCGCAATGCAGCCGAGCTCGCCGTCACCCTCCATCAACAGATGCCAGATCGAGAGGCATGAAAGAAGAGTCGATTTCGCGTTCTTCTTGGGAACCTCGAGGTAGGCGAGACGATACCGACGCGTGTCCTCGCCGGCCACCTTCCACCCATAAAGAGGCTCGATCACATCGTGCTTGTGCCAGTCGAGCATCCGCATAGGCTCGCCAGCCTTCGCGGTCGGGGAATCCTTCGTGTGGCAGCAAACGGCCTCGAGGAACTGAACCACTAGGTCGGCTGCGTCTTGCTTGTACGCGTAGCCATCAACCCACTCATGCCTTCTTCTTGAGGGCAAGGAACTTGGATAGCGTGCTTTCTTGGCTGGCATCTGGTTCAACCTTCAGCGAGGTCCGGGCCGCCGGTGAAAGCCCGAAGTCGGCTTCTAGCTGGCGAAGTTGCTGTGCGAGTTTGTGCGCGATGCTGACTTCTGGGCGCTGGGCGATGTACTTAACTTCGCCGCCGTCGTTCAAGATTGGGTAGGTGTCGCCCTCTGCCTTCAGTTTCGCCCGCACTGCAAGCCACCACTCATACGTGTCGCAGTATCGGGCCAGAGCCTCCACGTCAGCACGCGTCATCACGCGCGTCGCTTGGAGCATTGGCAGCAACTCGCGCCACCTTGCCGCTGCCACCTCTCCAAGATGCAGCGGCATCGCGATGCCGTCCGCCGGCGGCACCGGCTCGGCGGCGTTCAGCTTTTGCTTGCCGGGGTTGCCGCGAAGGATCTTCAGTTCAGTCGGTATCGGTCTCGGTCCACGTCGGCCCATATCAACACCCCACGAATGGAAGCCTCATCTGCGCGCCGCGTCTGGCACGCTTTCGGCTGTTGCACTTCCGACACAAGCACTGCGAGTTGTCGAATGTGTTCCCTTTGTCAGAGTTTTTCGCAGACAGCGGAACGATGTGGTCGTGCTCGGCGTTCCGCCGGCTCATCTTCCGGGTTCGTTTATTGAACCTATGTCTTCCTTTGTGGCATTGAACGCCGCACTGCTGGCAGACCCACCCGTCGCGATCACACACCGCCTCTCGCGTGCAGGCCGGGTCAAAAGGCTTGCCGTAGTGCTTGCATCTCTTGCGAAGGGACGTTGCGATCGAATGGCTGGAGGCACGCCTAATCTGCGCGTCTGTGCTTTTCTTTTTTGGCCGGTTGCGTCCCCACCTGTCATCGTAGTAGCAGTCTCGCGAGCAATACTTGCCCTTGTCTTGATCAGGTCGAAGCCCGTGTAGCGGGCGATTGAATTGCTCTCCGCAGCCGGCGCACGTTCTCCAGTGACGGCGGGATTCAGCGAAGCAGCGAGGCGAACAGAACTTCCGGCTGCCGACGTGGCTGGGCCATAACTCAAACCCCTTTCGGCACTGCTGGCATTCAGCGATCGCTCGCTTCCGAGACGCGGTGTGGCCGCAAAGCGGCGAGCAATACTGCTGGTGCAAGTGCCTCGTTCTGTATGACTTTCCGCAACGCTTGCAATCCTTCTCGTGCCGTTGCAGTTCGGCATTGAGCCTGCAGGCTTGGCATCTCTTCGGCAACGGGCCTCGCCGCGGAGCCGTTCCGATGTCGCATCCGCACGCGTCGCATTTCGCGGCCAGCCACTTATTTTGCTGCTCAAATGTTTTGCACATGCCGCCATGGTCCGCCACGCGTCAAACCAAGAGACCCACCCCCTTTGCTTTAGGGTCGCTCGGACCGATGACCCGGAACAGATGGTTTTCCTCGTTGGGGGTCTGGGAGGCCGCCCCCCCTACCCGGTCTGCCTGCTTTTTGCGCACGCGCGCGGTCAAGCCCGGGCCTCGACGTTGGTCTTTCTCTGGTGGCAAGACGCACACAAGCACTGACCGTTGCCGACTTCATACCGAAGGTCTGGCCGGAGCCGAACCGGCAGGATGTGATCGGCGTGAGCCTCACCACTTCGGCCTAAAACCCGCGAGCAATGCCGGCAGATGTAAGCGTCTCGGATCAGCACTTCCTCCCGCCACGCCCGGTGCCGGCCATCTGTGTAGCCCCGCTGGTAGGCGTTGGGCCTGTCCTCGCCTCGGCGGCATTGCCGAATCCGCGGAGCCTTGTATCGCGGCACCCGCTGCGGCATGGGCTAGCTCTTGAGGGTGACAGTCGCGACAACCCCTGTGCCCGCGGTGTTGCCAACCAGCACTTCGAGGAATGGTACGCCGAACACAGCATCGGGCAGGGCATAGATGGTGCCCACCGAAGTGCTCGGGGCAAGCGTGATGTCGGCCACGCTGCCATCGGTGTTGTAGAGCCGGCGGAAGTTGCCGCCTTCAGCCGACGAGCCCCACATCTGGAGCGTGGTGGCAGCGGTCGCGATGGTGCCGATATCAACCACACCGCCCGCGAAGTCCTCGGTGAACAGCGTGGTCGCGTTCGCCGTCGAGGTCGTGAGGGTGATCGGGATCTGCCGCGAGCGGCGGCGCATCTTGATTTCGGACATTGCTCAACTCCTGGGATAAGGCACTGGTCGGGCCAGCCACGCGGCCTACAGATCCGATCCTAGGGCGAGGGGCTGGCAGGCTTGCAGCCCGGGCACGACCGTAGGTCGCCGCAAGAGCGTCATTCGCCTTCTGGGATTTCAATTCCATAAGACGCCAGCCTGTCCATGATCTCGTTTTGGGTCGTCGGCCCGAGATTGGTGCAGCACTCCAAGTCCAACCGCGTCAGCCCGGCGAGCGACTTCCCGTCCACAAACCCCATTCGACGGAGCAGCTTGTTCGCTCGTGGGCCAAGCCCAGACATGAACTCCTCAAAGTCTATCGCCTCGCAAGCCTCCCGCATTGCATCCCAGTCTACATCAACGTCCAGGCGAAGACGCTCAATCGCCTTTGTAATGCTTTCTGCGCTTTGCTGTAACGTCCTCAAATCCTTGGCTATCGAGTTGAGCCGCAGCCGAACCTGTCTGACCGTTGGTTTGTTCTTCATTGTCGCCTCCTTGTGGCAACCAACCCTACCGGGTTTTTTTGCGGCGGCAAGCAACAAAATGAAGATCAACCAAGATCAATCAACATCAATCAACGGGCGTCTCTCCCTTCGCTCAAGAGCGCACTTGCCGCCTACTTGCGGCCTTTCCTCTTCGGCTTCCATCTCGCCGCCGCACCGGCTTCGGCCTGCTCACCGATTGCCGGGTTGCCGGGCGTCATCTCGGGGGCATCCACCCGCAGGAGCCGAGACACGGCCAGCCGGATCGCATCGCTGGGCGTGGTGCAGTGCTTCTCGCAGTACGCAGCCAGCGGCTTGATAAGTGATCCAAGTCGAAAGGTAATGCGGTCGTTCATGGCGTCGCAGTCGCAGTCCTTGTAGTGCATTTCATGCATGCTGCACCAATCATCGCCGCAGCACTGGCAGATGTCTACCGATGTCAAGGCCGTCGTCACAGTGCAGCCTCAATCGCCTTGACTGTCGCCTTGGCGGATCGCACAAGCCCGCCGTCGTCTCCGATAGCATCGGGGCCGCCGTCGTCGTCGCCATAGTGCCGCGCGTCATCAAGCAACTCGGCCAGCCCAGGGTCGTTAAGCCGCAGCCACACAAAACGCTCCGAACGCTTGATAGGCTCACAGCATGGCTCGCAGTCGCGTTCTTCGTGGTCGTTAAAGAACTTAGCAGGCACGCGGATCAGCGTCACTGCTGCCGGTCGCTCCGCAGCCGCTTGGGCTTCCTCCAGCGTTGCAAACCTCTGCGGCGGATCAGTTGGCTTGAGCGTGCCGGTGCTGCTGATGTAGTACGGCAGCGGCAGATTCCAGTTGTCTTCAAACCGAACAACCGTTCGGCTGTCAATGTCGCGCTGCATCCAAGACACAGCCACTTCCTTTCCCATTCGATAGCCGGTCGCAACAGCCCGCCAGCCCTGCCTGCCGTTTTCTAGTTGCTTGGTCGCCTTGCTCATCGTCGTCTCCCGTTTTGAGGCTT